GTTTCCAATGATCTAAGGCTTTGCAAGTATTGGGTTGCTTACCTTCATGTGTCATAGTGTATCCGTACCTATGGCCTATGTATCGTAAGCCCCAGTCAATCTGCTCTAATGGGTTGGCATCTTTAAGCCATTCGCTCTTACCCTGTGGTATCCCATAGACCTGGTGTTTGCCTTCTAAGTTACCTACTGCTTTCCAGTTCCATGCTGATTCTTTACCATAGAGAATAGATAAACATTTGTAATTATGAATTGTTAATTGACCTTGTGCATACTGCTTTGATGTGAGTCTTTTATTAGGATCGTTTGTCGCACTTGCAGCTGATACAAAGCAGAAGCATAGAGCTGCCCCTAACACGATTGCTACCGAGCGAACTTTCCGCGATGCGGTTCGCTCTGAGCACCTGATGTGCTCTAGCCCTCTGAGTGTAATTCCTGAGTCAAGTTTCTTAAGCATGGCTTCCTAACTAATCTCATTATATGGACAGTGATTTACATCACATTACTTATCAGTTGAATAGAACCCCTTGCCTTTGAATACTAAGCCAGGTGCAGAATAGATTCGATTAGCCTGTGCGCCACAGCTAGTACATCGAACTAAATCATGATCCATAGATAGTTCTAACTCCATTTGTGTATTACAAATAGGGCAGCGATATTCATACATCGGCATCAGACGCTTCTTTCCCACAAGCTTTACACTCCCACCATTTGACTTTCCAATTACCACAATCACTACATCTAACTAAACTTCTATTCCAGTCAATGTCTGCTGGAATTTTTGTATAGCCTGCCTTGCGTAATAACTGCACCAAATCGACTAATGACAACATACAGACGAACTCACCGACTGATGCTTCCCCTTGACCATTAAGTCTAAAACACGCAAAGCCAAGCTTCCCTGACTTGTCTGTGCGCGCCTTGATTTGGCGTAGTGTCCCTTTGATGTCAAGTGAGTTACGAGCCTTAATCTCGATGTCGAACGGAACACCTTTGATGTCCTCGCCTTGACCGCGACCGACACTAGCTGCATGCCACCATTGCTGCAAATACATGGCGACTATGCGTTCGGTCGCATAACCTCTATGCTTGCGCGATTGGCTTGCCATTAACGGCATGACATTTCAGACAGCGTAGGAATACTTGACCATTAAACTCTGGAGTAATAGCCAAAGGCTCATTGCATAGATCGCAATAGATAACAATATCTTCTGGCTCTGGGAATTGTTCTCCCAAGATTGTTGCCCTGCCATTGTCATAGATTATCATGTCACCCATTTATATTTCCAACCCATCTTCGCATTTCTTACAAAATACCAGCACAACCCCATCATGGCGATTGTATTCATTGACCATTGTGTCTGTATCACATCGATCGCAATTTGCAAATCCGGCAAACTTGATAAAACTATAAATATCCTTCACAAACTTGACCATAGTTACACCAGCCTTAATTTCTGCGGTTGCCAGTTACCTTGTGGTGAAATCTCATACCAAAGTACATCTTTGCCTTTGTCGCATCGATCAATCTCACCGGTAACAGCTGCTGGACACTTGAAGTGACCCCATTGCTTACCCTTGCTTGTTCCTGTTTTCCAGTACATCTCACCATGTGGGCAACGCGGCACATCCTTGTCAGTTGTAGCACCTATAATGTCCTTCACAGTTGCCACAGCTTCTTCGCTGGTTATCGGCATTGCGACAGTCTTGATTGTCCACGGATCATCTTCTTTTATGATAGGGATATATTCTTTTGTCGTTGTTGTTCTGACTCTAGCCATATCCTGTTGTGTCGGTTTGCTGGATGTTTCGAGTATAAGCGATAGTGCTCTTCCAATCGCTGACGTGACAGTATCTTCAACGTAAAACTTACGCATCGAAGCATTAAACGTACTTGCATCTCCAAAAGCGTAATCGACAGCAGAAGGCAACGTATCTTCATGCTCTCTATAAATCTGAGCCGATACAAGGACGTAACCCTTTTCAGCATTAAATTGAATGACATCGGTAACTATTCTCCCTACTGGATAAGCGGCTTGAAAACGTTTGATGCGAGAATTCACATCTTCATAATTAGATAGATCAAACATATAGTTCGTCCTCTTCTGTTTGTAGTTGTACTGCTATTGCCAGATACGCTATTGCATCGATGTAAGAATCTGTGTGTCCTGGCGATTCTTGAATTCTGGCGAGTTTGACTTCGACCATTGCAAGTGCAGCTTGTACGTCTGTGATTGGGAAATCAAATAGATTGGATAGCCTTGCAGATATCCGACCCTGGTTAATTTTCGGATGACCGTAAACCTTGCCACGATCTTGCATGATGTCGATTGCATCGATGAGTGCCTTAGTCGCTTTCATCTATTCTTTCCAGAATTCTTGTCTGGAGATTGAGCGACCGCGTGTGTAACCTTCTCGAACGCCATCTTTGTGTCCAGTCCAGTACCAAATGAAGCTAGTAGCAAACATGACACCAATAATTCCTAGTGCTTGTATTAAAAACATTATGCCCTTTCTTGTAAGCAGCCCTTGCTTACCAGAAGAGTGTGACACATTTAGTGGGATTTACTTGGCTGATTTTGATAACGAAATGGTAACAATTCTGAGTTATCCATCTGGACATCCACATCACGCTTTATATCGTTATCGAGATCGTCCATAGCGTTTGCCTGCCACGATGAATGTGCCGTCCTTTTCAAGGTTTATCAGGTTGACCTGCACGTTTGTGCCAACCTCTTCGATGATGATGAATGCCTGCTGCCAGTTCATTGTGCCTTTAGTGTAATGAGCCTGCCTGACATCCATAAGATGCCCTGCTTCCCATCCACGCAGGATACGGCCTATACGGCCTCCAGAAGCCTCTGTGAAGGCAGATTGACCTGCCCTATGAGTGTGTCCACATATAACGCTAATACCATGCCTACGAGCCGCTTCTAGGGCTGTAAGACCAGGTGTAGGTTTTACGCTCTGTTCATCTCCATGAACTGCCACAATGCCCTTAGCAATGGCGTAGGGCTTTTTGTGATAGGTAATGCCTAGTTCATCTAGTTTCATGAACTTTTCAAAGCGCAATTCTGGTAATGCTAAGAATGCAGGAATCTTCTTCATCGTGACGTTGTAAAGTCTGTCTGTGTGATTGCTACGGATCATGTGAGCTTCTTTAGAATGCTCGACTAATGACCAAAGAACCTCTACTGCTTCATCTCTATCAGCAGCTAGTGTCTGCTCGTACCAGCCTGGTGTGTTCTCTGTCCATCTAGAGATTTGTGGGAGATCGATTTCATCTCCAAGTGTAACAACAGAATCGGGCCGAAACGCTTTAATAAAACTTGCAACATTTTTAACAGCTACTGGATCGTGATAGGGAACTTGTAAGTCTGGAACTACTACAGTTCTTTTCATTCATCCTCATCGTCATACCAGTCTGGCTCTGGGATATTTGGGTTGATAGGCGATGGAAGTATCCATTCAGGATAAGCCTGTTTCTCTACAATAATGGCAAGTGCCAAATCAACATCGAAGCCTGCGCGGCGTAATGCACGATACATTTCATGCACTCCGATAGCCCACGCATCTAACTTGGAATAGCCTTCATCCACAAGCTTGTTAGTTGCTTTTCTTGCCATGAGATAAGTGTCACCTCTCTAATAAAGAAATGATTGTTTCGACACGCCCTTCAAGTCGATTCAATCTATCGTTCATCGATGAACCGCCATTTGGTTTTAGTTCATTTAAGTAATGCTTTACTAACCAGCGGATTGATCCGACAAAGCCAGTAACGATTGAGATAACTGCAACTGCGAGAGCTGCCCAGTTAAGGGCAGTCATTACTTTTGAATGCCCATGCTCGGATCGTTAGGATTTAACCAACGAATAATTGGTGGCAGACATGATGACAGTCCAGCAGCGATTAACGCCTTTGGCTCTGTCACACCTGCTGCTGCAAGTGATAGAACTGCTACTAAGAATGCTCTAGCCCATGAGCCTGCTGCTGTTTTTAGGTCATTCATTCTTTGCTCCTAGCATTGGGATGTCGAACCAGCGACCATTCTGATCGCCTTCTTTAGTGAATGAAATATGGATGTGATGATCGTGGCGGTTAATCCCATCATAAGTACGCCAACTCCAAGATTTCTTAGCGGAAGCGATCTTGCCTGCATAGATGATGTAACTAA